CGCCTTCTGCATCAAATCCTGAGATAGATGAAGTTGGACAAGTTAGTGTCATTAAGTTTGAGTATGAAGATGAATTAGCCAACCACTCTGAGTTGTAATTTACATCTGTTACTGTAACAGAACCAGTAGTATAAGTTGCTGCTGTAACAGAACCACCTACGTCAAGGTCTGAACCTGTAACATCGTTAATAGAATATCCAAATCTACCTGCGCCATATAGACCTTCAGTAGCTACGGATGATCCTTTACCACTATCAGTTACACCAAATACAGATGAATTTTGAGTAGTAGTAGCAGTACCAGTACCAGTAAGGAAGTCATTACCTCCTGTATTAGTAGTAGCACCTTGTGTTGTACCATACTTGAAGTCTAAGTAAAATACTAGACCTGATGGTAAATTCATTGGCTGAACAGATACAAAATCTTTTGCAGCTATCTCAGCAAAAATTCTTCTAACTAATGGTAAAGCTACACCTGACCACTCTTCTGAATTTGCTGAAGTACCTGTTGAAGATGCTTCTGTTACCAATTGCTTAGCTTGGTTCTCTAATAGAACGGCCATGCCTTTTCTTTCAACCTCATTACCCATACCTTCCAAAAGACCTGTTCTTTCCCACTTCTTTTCAAGTTGGATTGCAACAGCATTTTGGTTAGCTTGAGCATCATGAGGTAATAATGAATTAATATTCATAATTTAATCTCCTCTTTTTACAGATTAGCTAACTTCTTCCATCTAGACGCTAAATCATTACCTTCAGAAATTACTTTCTTTGCAGGTCTTGTTGAACGACTAGGCTTTGAAGCATAGCTTTCTTTGATTGTTCTTTTTGCTCTAGAACCAAGATTGAATGATTCAGATAATGTAGCAAATACTAACTTAACTTCTCTCAATGATTGAGCTCTGTCAAAGTTTTCAATAACTTTCATTTTCTGTCCTTCATTCAATGAATGATTTCTGAACAATTTGTTTGAGAATAATAATTTTGCATTTAGAAGGTTTACTTCATTAATCTTACTTCTTAAGAATCGGATTACTTTGTAAGCTTCAGCAACTTCATTCTTGTAGTCTCCTGACTCATCGTCAACTTTATTATCGCCAGATCCGATTTCAGATGAATCCATTTCTTCCATAGATTCTTCACCTTCATCTTCTCTTAATGCTTTAATAATTTCGTCGATAGAAACATCTTCGCCTTCTTCACCTTCTTCCATTGCTGGACCTTCATCAGGTGTTCCGTCGCCCATGTTGTCATCAGCTTCTGAATGTACATCTGTAGGATCTTCATCCTCATCATTCATTCTACCTTCAGCTGCTACTGGATCTTCATCGCCTTCCATTTCTTCTTCAAGTTCTTTAATGATAGCTTCTAATTCAAGATCTTCTTCCATGTCGTCTCCTCTACCTTCTTCAGAAACAGGTTCTTCAGCTTCTTCTTCTGTATGAAGTTCCTTTTTTGGAGCTTCTTCAGATTCGCCGCCCATTCCGTCTTCAGATTCATCTACTTCTTTATCACCTCTACCTTCTTCAGATACTGGCTCTTCCATAGTTTCTTCTTCTGACACTTCACCTTCCATTTCTTCTTCTTCAGAAAGTTTTGCAGATAACATTGATTGGATTCTTGGAGTAAAAGCTTCTTCTAATGCAATTTTTGCGTTTGCTAATGCCGTTTCTCTTACCGCTTTCGCGTCAGCAATAGCTTCTTTTAACAAATCATTTTTTGCCATAGTTTTTCTCCTCTTATTTAATTTGGAAATAAGGTTATTCAGAACCTTAATAGAAAGTACTTTTAAGTACTTATTTTGTGAAATAGTCGAGTGACCGTATATTAGGATACGGTATCGTTACATTAATATATATTAACGACAAACGAAAAACATTTAGAAAAAATTAAAAAAGTATAATTTATTTATTATTCTGGTCTTCGACCCACTGAAAGTATTTGGCTCTTTCTAATTGTACTCTTCTTTTCTGTGATTTAGGAACATGGTATCTCCTATCTCTCAATTCTTGTAATCTTCCAGAAGCTTTCATTTCTTTCTTAAAAGATCGAAGGGCATAACTAATATCGCCTTTTGGTTGGTTTTTTGTTTTTACAACTCTAACGCCAACTGCGCCAGGTAATTCTGATTTCTGTCTCATTAACTTTTTATTCATAAACTAGATTTAATGTTATTATTTATATAATATAAAGAATATTTTTCAAAAAAACAAATTATTCTTCAATATTAATATCAGTCTTTTTAGCTAATTGTTGAATTTTTCTAGGATTCATTTTTTTGAAAGCTTTTGCTGATATATTAATATCTTCATTTGCATCTGGACCTGCTGGTATTTCGTCATCTAATGTTTCTAATGCTTCATTTATCTTGTAATACTTATTTAGAACTCCTCCCATATCTTCATATGCAGATTCTAATCTTTGTTGCATTCCTACCATCTCACCCGCTGTCTTTTCAAATACTTTCATAGCCTCATTCATTTGTTTCATATGACGAGATACTGTAACATTATCGAACCAATGTTCTGATTCTTGCATTGTCATTTTTTCGGCCCTCTCCATAACGCTTTTTAATGTTGTAGTGACCTCTTGTAGTCTAGCGTTGGAATATATCATCTCTCCTAACTTATGAAAATTAGATACAGCTTCTAAAAATGATTTTTTATCTTCAGGAGACATTTTAGGAGTTTCTTGTTCTCCTAGATACTTTTCATTTAATATATGTTTCAATAATTGTTTTTCGTATTTCATAATTTTATCTCCTTATTGATCAAATTCTTTTGATCTTTTTGCCTTTTCTAATAATCTAACAATGCCTTCTAATTGCTTTTCTGCTCCGGCTATATATCTTCTTATTTGATTTGCAGCTCTTTCTGCATTATCTGCTACCATACCATATACATCTTCATCCTCTGCTAAACCATCCAATGTCATAATTAATTCATATTCAACTTCTTCTTTAGCTTCAATTAGACCTTCAATTTGTTTGATAAAATAATCATAATCAAATTCGCCAGTATCATTTGCTTCATCTGCTTCTTTTAATGAATGAGCCTTTATTGTATCTTTTAATGTAGGTAAAGGTTGTCCTGGTTTTCTTTCCCAAGCAAATCCTTCTAATAATTTTTTTAGTTTCATATTATTTCCCTTTTGCTAGGCCATCCATAGATTTTTCTGGAGTTCCTAATTTTTCTGTTGATGCAAATTTACTTTTGTTTCCTGCATGACCTGCATTCTTTTTTCCTTCAAATGCTAATTGATCAACATTTTCTCCTGTACCCGGTTTACCTTTTTTATTAAATGGTCCGTATTGTGATTGCATATTTTCTAGTGCCATAATTAAAACTCCGTTATAATATCAGTTATTATTCTTTCAATGTTACCAAATTTATTAGTAACTATTTTTCCTTTTGATTCATTTACTGGAGAAAGGAATGCTCCATGTGTTGATGGATTAGATACAAAATCAAATGCTATTAATTCAAAATCAGGTTGTACTTCTAATGTTCCTTCTCCTTCACCCATCATCTCTTTAACTGAACCCATACCTCTTGAACTAATACCTAATTTAATTCCACATTTGAAAAGTTCTTTTAATATATTACCTGATGGAGTACTTAATACTTCTACTGTCCCAACTAAATCATCTCCATTCCAATCCATACCTAATACGTTATGAGATACATTATTCAAATTTACTACTGAAGAATCTGGATGATCTAATTCACCTAAAGCTCTTCTTTCTTTAATAAATGAATTAGAATATTTTTTAGCTTCACGCATTAATACATCTTTTGGGTAAATTCTTCCATTTTGGTTTTTTGCTTCTGCTCTTTGCAATACACCCTTAACAACCAATTTACCATTGTTTTGTGTCAATGATTCATTAATTTGTTGAGGAGATACTTCAAATACTGTATAATCTACTAATAGTTTTTTATTATCCATTTTTTATCCCCTGTATAAATAGTCCTGAATTGACGAACTGCTTTTGATTTTCAAATCTTTTTCGTTCATCTGAATATTTTCTTTTTTGTTCTGCTAAAGACAAATCTTTATTTTCTTTAGCTTTGGTAAATTGTTGCCAAGTTCTATCTGGTATCATTGTGAAAGCTCCTTTAATCGGTTAGCAATTCTAATCATTCTTTCATTTATCTTAGCAAATCTTTTTCCGGTAGTTTTCCAAAAATGGTTTGATTGAACTCCCATTTCTGTTTTAAGTCTTAAGTTATTATTTACTATCTTTTCCATAGCTCCTAACATTTTATTAACTTCCATTATACCACGATTTACTTTTTGTTGAGGCGTTGATGTAGGATCTTTCTTATATTCTCTATAAGATGTTTCATGAAGACCTTGCATCTTTGTCATCATCTTTTTATAAGTGCTCTCCATCTTTACAAAATGTTTATTGCTCTTACCTGTTTTTTTCATTCCAAACTGTTCTGCATTTTCTTTTTCATCTTCTTCTTTGCCAAATGCATAAGGTGTTCTAGGTGGTCCTTCTCCTCCATCCAATCCACCAGTAACACTCATTTCATCTACATTCTTTGCAACAGTTCCTAACTTTTTATGAAGGTATGAATCAGAATCATCTACATCACCATCATTGTCTATATCTTTATCATCTAAGTCTTTGAATTTAGAATCTGCAGACACTTTATCTAATTCTTCAAAATATTTATCTAATTCATCTAACAACTTCATAATTTAACTCCTAGCCTTTTGTTCTAAATACATATACTACACCAGTACCACCTATCTTAATTCTACGTGGAGCAATATCAACTATTTCTTTTGTATTAAATGAAGCACCTGGTATTCCAACTCCATTAGATGAAGTAAATTCTACGTTTGTAGCATTCTCAATTAAAAATGCACCATATCCATACAATGAACCAGTAAAGGTTGTAGTTGTACTAGATGCAAGTTTCATGCAGTCTGTATATTTTCCTGGATGTCCTAGACGATCAAACATCTCAAAGCCACTACCGGTTCTCCAACCAGCACCTGGTGTCCAATATTCTTTAGCCATTATTTATTCCCTACTTTTTTAAGTTCACTTACAAGTTCATAATAACGAAGCATAGTTAATACATCCTTATCTTCAATTGAATGTTTTTTGCTTAATTCTTTTAATAAATTAGCTACTTCATTTAATTTAATACGAATCACTTTACTTGGAACTGTTTTGGACAATTTTGTAACACTTTCTTTTAGTGACTTTGTTTCATTAAGAATATATTTACGTAGTTTAACTGAATTAGTAACAGTATTAATATATTCTCTCAACATTCTTTTTTGAGGAGCACTTAATTTAGAATATTTATCATTAAATTTATCAACTACCATTTTGCTAGCCAATATTCGAACATCTTTATGTTCCGAAGTAAGGCTGGGCGCCGCCTCTTTTTGTTTCGGAGCAGTTTGTACATGTTCCACTAATGTAAATTTACTAGATACATATTCTTTTGGATCATCTGCTTCTGCAAACTCAAATAA